CAACAGTATTATCTCCTTCTGCTAAATTTTTTAATCTAGCTAATGCTTCTAAAAATCTTCTTTCATATTGTGTCATCAAATCTGGTTCACCTTTCATATATACATAAGATTCTAGTAAAGTTCCATAGAGTAAAGCACCCATAGCATTAGTTGATAACCAAGTTGTACCACTATCTTCTCCTGCTGTTATTGATGCTGGTCTATAAAAATAATGTAATTCAACAACAAAATTATCATTAGGTGTTGGACCAACTATAAATGTTGTATCATCAAATAAAGCATAGTGTTTAGGTAATCCTGTAGTAGATGCATTTGGATATGCTTCTCTAATAAAATTTACATCTTTATATAATAAAAATGTTTGTTCATTAGAATTTGTAAATGATAAAGAAAAATTATCTAAAAAATCTGAAGGAGTAGAAAGATATTGATTTCCTGTTGATAATGTACCACTAACATTTTTTCTAAATACAGGAAGATTAACAGTTTTTAATATTCTTTCTTCTGCTTGTTCAATTAGTTTAGGCAAATCAGAAACAAAAGTAGTTTCTGTATTTTGTAAATAATTTTGTACTAAACTTTTTAATTCTGCATATGTCATTTTAGCCTGTTGTTATAGTTACTTTACCAATTTTTCCCTTCATTACAATTCCTGTACTTGCTACTGGATTAAAACCATAATATGTAGTTGATTCTTTTTCTCCTGTATCTGTTCTAGGATTAAATAAAGATTGTGGATCACTAGTTTGTAATTCACCAACTTTAAATTGTGGATGATCTGGATCAAAACAACTAGAACAAACTCTTAATCCATTCCTAATACTATCTTCTATTTCGTATTTAAGTTCAGAAAGTTTATATGTAAAACCACATCTATCACAAATTCCTAGTGCTTTTTTTCCTTTTGCGTACATTAGTAATTATTATAAACACTACTATCTGGAACAAATTTTACTGAAGCTCTTTCTCTATCTGCATCACTAACTTCATTCCAAAGTTCATCATAACGCATTTTTATCATAGGTATTCTTTGTAAAGCCTCTGGAGATTTACACGCTATATTATATGCTAAAGCATAAGTTAAACATGGTAAATATCTAGCAGGAACATCAGCGTTATTAGTTGCAGGGTCTCCAGCATCTTCAATTTTTTTAATATAATCATAAACTAGTGTATATGTTTGTGCACTATCTGGAGTTGACCATAAAACAATATTAATGCCTGAAGTTCCTTTATCTACATAAAACTGTGTTGGTTTTGCTTGTGTTAATTTTTTTGCTTGATGATTATATTGTGTTCTAGATATTCTATTTAAAGTTTGATCAAATTGTTTTGTTGTATCACCAGAATCTGTACGAAGAAAAGCATCTACTATTTCTAATGCACTTGTTTCTGCTGCATAACTAGAAGTGCCTGCTGTAAGAGTTTGTGATGCTTGTTCTATTTTCCAAAGATTTAAACCTTTATTTTGCCATTCTAAAAAAATTAAATTTAAAGCACGTTTAGCAGTTCTATAATCATAACCTGAACGCATAGTAAGACCACAAAGATCATAGGCTTCTTCCATGATATCTGATAAATCTAAATTAAATGTAGTTGTACCACTAGTTGCCATGTTTTCTCCTAATAGCTTCTTTTCCTGCTTTAGCTATTTTAGCTTGTTGATTTTTACCTGCTACTTTAGCTCTTTGTTCCATTACAGTTAATATTTGTATTTTTCTTGCAAAAGGTTTGTTAATTTTTTTTACTTTAGCTACAGTTTTTCTAGCATCAGCAGGTGTTGCATATTTAATACTGACAGTATCTTTAGGATTTTCATCAGTATATAACCTACGACTAGACCCTTTAGGTTTTTTTCCTGTTCCTACTTTTGGGTCTTTGTTTTTTCTTATTGGCATATTTCTTTTTACTTGCTGGTGCTTTCTTTGTCATTACAGCAAAGTTAGCTCTAGTCATTACCATTTAACATTTCCATCTTCTACGAGCTTGTCTAATTCTAGAATTAGGATCGTTTCTTGTTTTAGCTGAACTTCTTTTTAATTGACCAAGTGATCTTGCACAATAAGATTTTCTGCGTTTTGCAGCTTTACTGCCTTTTTTTACTTTACCAGTAACAGCAGTTTTTAATTTAGAACCAGGATTTAATCTCCTATAGGCTTTTACACCAGCTTTAGTCATACCAGCACCAGACTTAGTAGGTCTAAAGTTTTTCTTATTTCTAGGAGGCATCTTAGCCTTTTTTCTTATTGGCATAAAAAAATATTTATATAACTAAAAAAAGTTTACTGGTTTATGTTTTACCGCCAAACTTTTTATACATCATGTCTTTAAAGTTTTCTACTTTCATGCCATTTTTCATACCACGCATTTCAGTTTTTTTACCCATAGATTTCATGACTTTAGTTTTTTTACCCATAGCTCTTTTAGCTACTTTAGTTTTTTTACCACCTTTCATGATTTTGGTTTTTTTACCACCCATTTTTTTCATTTCTCGCATAATTTTCTCCTGTTTAATATTTGAGACCTAAATTGTTTATTATTATAATTTTTATAATAACCTTTTTTAAAAATATTATCAGATGCTTTTATTAATATATCTAATCTTTGAATAAATATTTGATAATAATCATCTTCAAATAAACCTTCAAACTCTTTTTGTTCAGTTGCAAACTCTATTTCAGTATCAGGATGTGATCCCATTACATATAAATTTAATTTATTTGCTTCTTCATTAATTAAATTAATTCTTGTATCTACTTCATCTGCGGTAATATTTTCATAATTATCACCACAATAAATAATTACATCATAAGTATCATCAAAATTTATAATGTAATCTATTAAATCTGACCATAATTCACATTTACTTATAACAACATTTACTTTGTTATTATCCCAAGTTTTTTTTGCGTATGGACACGCTGGTAGATTATTAAATTTTTCTTGTGAATTTTCCAAAACAGTGCGACTCCATTGACGAAGTTCATTCATCAATAGAGTCTGATCTAACACTATTTCTTCTTGGGGGTTTTTTTCTTAACTGTTTTCTTTTTAGTTACAGTTTTTTTCTTAGCTGGTGTTTTTTTAACAGTTTCTTTTTTTATAGACTCTTTCTTAACTGTTTTTTTAGAAGTCTCAGAAAGTTCTTTATGTTTTCTTTCTGCATCTACTAAGTCAGGGTCTGGTCCAAAAACAACTCTGTAAATTCCATCCTCACCTTTAGCTAGTACATTGTACTGTGGAGGAAAATCACCATTTTCCGAAATAATATAATTTGACATATTAATCTCCGTAAACTTTAACCATTTCTAAAACAATCGAATAGGTATCTCCTGAAGAGTGACCTTTAGTAGTAAACAAAATATCTCCTGTTTTACCACTACCTGCATTATTTGGTAAGCCACCAAAGTCTCCAAACTCCATATGTCCATTACTACTTTCAGCAAGTTCCATTAATAAAACATTACTTGTAGCATCTAAAAACATTTGAACAGACATACCTACGATAGCATGACTAACTCGCATAACTCTAACTTCTGAACAGGCTACACCTGCTGCATTAGAAGCCAAAGCAGATACATCTACTTTGGCTACTGCGGATTCGCCACTACCATCGCTGACATTGGTAAACTTCATAACACAATTTCTTTCACCATCAATGATGGTTTGTGAAGTTACTGCATCAGCCATAATTTACTCCTAGCTAAAACTATGAGAAACAGTGCCATCACCAAAGACATGACCATTAAGAAGCCATATGGCATCTGTAATAGCTACACATCTAATATGACCGCCAATAAAACGACCATCAGTGTCAGCATCCATAGTTAATCTATAGTCAGCAGCAGCAGGAACATTCCATCCTGCGGTGTCGATATCTTCATTAAGAGCTACTACGCTTCCTAATTCATCTTTATCAAGCTGAAATACCATTCCTTGGAAAGTATCTGCACTAGAAGCACCTTGTAAAATAAAAGTACCTGTAAATGTAGTGCCTATGTGAAACTCATAATATAGTCCAGCAGCAGCAGCAGGTAAAGTTACTGTAATACCAGCAGCCCTATTTAAACTAAAAATAGTTCCAGACTGTGCTGTAGTTGGAGTTAGTGTTGAATCAGTAACGCTAGTAACAGGAAATAAATTATTTAGTGTACCTGTTGTACTAATATTACCACTTGTATCAACATCTAGATTAGTTGTAATTGCTCCAGTTGTTGAATTTTTAGTGATTTGTTCAAAACCACCTTCGGACCTAACTGGTCCATTAAATGTTGTATTCGCCATTTTTTTCTCCTAAAAGAAAATATCTATCATCTTGGCAAGTCTGCTAGGGCAGTTGATAGACAAATTAAAAAAATTCCCTAGAACGAAAAAAAGGGGAGCATAGCTCCCCTTAAAGTTTTAGCTTGAGCCTGGTGATCCAAAGATACCTAAAGGATCAGATACTCCAAATGAATATCTTTCTCTTGCTTTGTATCTTACGTTACCAGTATCAAAGTCTCCGTCCATGCTTGTAGTCATTGGACTTCTGACAAAATGCTTCATGCCATCAGGCACATCAGTAATGATAAAGAAAGCATTAGTATCAGTTAAATAATGATTAACTGAATAGCCTTCTGGAATCACACCATTGCTTCTGACTGCATTAATGTCATTGTCAGCAGTTCCAACTCTGTACTCACTTTCTAGAAGACGAGTAGCCACGAATTGAAGATCAGTAGGAACGATCAACTTTCTAGGTCTAGCTGCAATTTTTAAACCTCTTTCATCGGTCCACTTGCTTATTTGAATTACTGCATCTTCTAGAGATGTTTCATTCAAGTCAGCACCTGTGGAAGGTCTGTTAGAGTTTTTGCCACCAGATACTAGAGGATGTCCGTCTCCTCCTGTAACTCCATCACCATCTGCTGTAAATAAGTTTACTCCGTCTCCAGATTGGAAACTGTTTGTAAACCCATTATTCAATGGTGCTGCTGCTTTCACTTGTTTAGTGTAAGCCATTGCTCTAGCTAGTGCTTTAGTATATCTAGCAGATAAACTCACATAAAGATTATCTTCCATAGCTTCCTCAGTAACTGAGAAACCTAAAGCAATAGTTTCGTGTGTATAACGAGCAACAAAAGATTCTTGTGCTGTATCAAATGATATAGAAGCACCTTCATCTTTTACTGGAGCAGCAGCGAAACCTGATAACTTGAGTTCTTCTTCAAATGATCTTTCAGAATTCTCAGTTACATAGATTTGCTCATGCTCATTCTCGTAATTGTTGTACTCATCTCCAAACAGTGCGTTAAGACCTGGAAGGAGTTGTTTAAGCTCATTAGCTCTTGAAATAGCTGCCATAATATTCTCCTATTAGCCTATACCTGTGGTATTAAGTAACTGATGTCCAACGTTGAACATCACCAAAACGTCAGTAAAACTATCATCAATAGCACTATCTGGACCATCAACAAAGTCGATAATCTTTAATGGTAGTGTATTGGTAGTATTTGCTGTACTTCCATCAATCGCATTTCTGCTTGTGCCAATTGAAGTTGACCCAGCAGTTTGTACGACTGCAACATTCTTGCCCAAATCATCTTGACCAAGAGTTTCATCTGATTGCATCTGCATTACTAAGAATGGATCAGAGGCAACATACGCAACAATATCGTCAGCAGCAGTTGATGCTGGATAATATTGATTTGTGGTGAATTGACCTGATGTTGGATCAGTATATGCACAACCAAGGAAAACACCGATAGGGGTTAACGAAGTAGTACCAGTATCCTTTTGAATAGTGGTATTAGGATTATCGTCTGCCCATTTTACAAAATCTCCATAAAAAATGGATGTACCAAAATTATTTTTAATTTTGTAATGAGTGATTTTCGCATTATATGCACAAGATACTAATGAACCAACAGGTCTAGCACCCATAGGTGTAGCTGAACTAGCCATAATTTCTCCTGTTTTTTAAATTACAAATTCAAGAAACTAGGATTTTTTACCAAAAGTTGTTTGAGATTTTCGTTCAAAAACTTGTTTGGTAGCCATTCTAGAATCTTGATCCTTAAAATATACGTTATCAACAGATTCCATTTGGTTACGAGCTAACTTTTGAAAGTGTTCGTCACGGGCTTTCGCCTTTTCAGATGGCATCTTGCATAACAGTTGTCCACCAACCTCTACATTTCCTTTTTCTGCCCATTCAGATTTATGGTCCATCATGTGAATATGTAATTCAGGATGATCTTCTGCCCTACAGGGTATCCAACCTTCTCTGAATTTTTTAGAAACATTAGGATTATCAGTATTACCTAATAAACTTGTTCTTATCCACCTGAAGACCCAACCTTCTTGAGGATTAGGACTTGGTAAGTTTGATGGGTTCTCCCAACTTTCAGTTCGTTGGGTGATCTCTCGATCTTCTGATCCCCTCGGGGTACGCACTTGCTCAGAAGTTTCTTCTACTTCTGGATTAAGGTTATTTTCGTCTGACATTTAAGACTCCTTTAGTAATTGTTTTGCGTATTGCTCTGGACTAATTCCAAGTTGACGTGCTAGTTTAACTTGTGTCTGAGTCAATCGTATATTGCGAGGCTTTGTATTTCCACCAGTGGCTCTCGTTACTGGTGCAACAACGTTTGAAGGTTGTTTATTTTGTGTTTCTTCTAAAACTTCTGTTTCAGATTGAACACCAAAAAATTCTGGATATTCTCTACGCATTGCATTATCAACTTCTTCATAATACTTTGCAGAATTATCTTCAGGTCTAATGCCTTGATTGCGTAATCTTTGATCTACAGTTAGAGAATAAGATGTCATCTCTGCGTGTTTTGGATCATTATTGTTCATAAACCAAGGGTTTTTTTGAGACCATGCTTGCATTTCTGGGTCTAACTCTGGTTGTTGAATTTGTTGTTCTTGTATAGGTGCTTTATATTCTTCAGCAAATTGTTGTTGAACAGCTTGTGCATATCTACCTGCATTTTGTTCTGCTAACACTGCCTTAGATAATTCTTCTTGTGCTACTGCCATAGCATCAGCATCACCTTCTTCATATGCTTTTTTATATTTAACTTGTGCATTTTGTTTTGCCCATAACGCATTATTATGTGCTTGCTTATTAAGAACTTCACCACCTTGATTAACCATAGCTTGTAGCCTTTGGTTTTCAGTCATAAGGTCTTGCAATCTTGATGCTGCTTCTTTTGCTTGTCTTTCAGCAGATTCTTTAGCTCTGCGTTCTTCATGATATTCGTATTTAATTTTATTTATACGATCACCTGCACGTTTACTATACTCAGTTATTTCTTTATCTATAGTATCGTCATCAACATTAACTTCTTCAGTTTCTTGTTTAGGAGGTCTTCTATCCTCTTCAGGAGTATCATCTACAATTTCAACTTGTAGATTTTCTTCTGCACTAGGTTGTTTAATTTCTGTTTTAACACCAAAAAATTTCTCTTCAGATGTTTGTGGTTTTAAATCACCTGATGCATCAGGTTGAAATTCTGTTTCAATTTTTTCTTCTACTACTTGGTCACTCATGCTCTAACTACTCCTGTAGGGTCTTCAACAACTGCTTCCACAGTATCATCATTTATTAAACGAAACTCTTGTCCATACATTTTCATTCTAGTGCCTGAGTAAGCACGAAAAACTACCCAATCACCTTTTTTACAATAAGGACCTGTTGGGAATCTATTTTTATCAGCATAAGCATCTGGACCAAGTTCTAATACATATCCACAGATATTACTAACTTCTTCATCTCTTATTGTGCTTGATGCTTTGATAATTCCACCATCAGTAGTTTCATCAGCTTTTGGCATAGCAACTAAAACTCTATAACCTTTTGGTTCAGGTAATTGTTTTTTAGTTTCTTGACTAACTTCAGGTTCTTTGATGCTTTGAGGTTTAGGTATTTTTTTATCTTTACTCATATTTTTGCACGACATTTAGGAGTCGAGTTCCTATTCTTCTTTTACGTTTCTTTCAATCCAATCTAAAAGTTCACGTTCTGCGAGGGCTAAACCCTCGATGACACCAGTTAATCTTTTATATTCTGCAAAATCTTTACAGTTTCCTGTAGCAATATGATCTGCGTGTTCATTCAAAGCATCTCTATATTTTTTTTGCAAATATTCAAAAAGTGATAGCTCTTTGATGTCATTAGTCATTCGTATTGATATCTTTAACTATATCTTTAGCGATGTCAACACCTTCTTTAAATTCTTTTGCTGCTTGTTTTTTATTTTGTAAATTACTATCTAGCAAATCGCTAGCAATTTTTTGACCAATATTAGCACCTGCTATTTGTTCTTGAGAACTAATTCTTCTTTCTTCAAGTTCTTTTTGATCTTGTTGTTTTTGTGCTGCTAATTGTAAACGTGCTATATCAGCTTGTGCTTTACGTTGTACTTCAGCTTGTTTTACTGCAACCTCTGCTTGTTTAGCTTGTATAAGTGGGTCTTGCATTTGTTCATTTATTCTTTGTTGTTCTGCTTGCATCATAGCATTTTGTGTAACTCTAGATGCTGCCTCTGCTACAAGTTCAGAAATACGTTTTTCTACATCTGCTGGTAATGGTTCGCCTAGAGGTGGTAGCTCTATACCCATTTCTTGTTCTACTTGATCTCTAAACTTCATAGTTAGATGATCATTAACATAAGCTGAAGCAGAAGCTAATATTGCAGGAGCATTTGGTGTCTTACTTAATATCTGTTGTATTTCAGGATTATCTTGTGCTGCTGCAACTGTTTGTATATGAGCATCATGATCTTGGAACTCATATGCTTTAACTGGTTTATTATTAATTAAATTTTGTACTGCTGATACTGGATCAACTGGTGGTACTTCATTATCTTCAGGAATAATATCATCTACATCTTCAATACCAAGAACTTCAAGCATTTGTCTATGTAATTCTTTAAGATCATACATTTCTGGTGCAGAAGTAGCCAACTGAAATGCTGCTTGATATTGCATAATTCTTTGAGCCATTGTAGCTGCATTAGGATCAGATACAGGTAATACATCTACACGCTTATCAAAATCTGATGATTTAATATCTTCTTCTTCATCAGTTTCATAAGGATAACTTGGATTACCAAAGTCTTTTATAATGCCTACAAGTATTTCAAATTCTCTTTTCATTGAGGCATGAAGTCTTGCTTGTACTGCACTCATTACTTTCATATTTCTTTCAAGTAATGCTAGTGTTGTACCTACTGGAGCCTGTGAGTTCATGTCAGATACTTTCATATCAGAAATGCTTGCAAACCTACGACCCTCTTCAACAATGGTGTTTAATAGGGAATATAGTGTTTGAGAAGGTTCTTTATAGGGGAGAAAAGTAATATTATCCTTTATTGCACCACCTGGTACGTCAACATCTCTGAACTCACCTGGCATAATTGGAGTATCATCACCTTTAATTCTTAGACCTCTAGATTTAAGACCACCTGGTAAATTAGATAATGTACCAGCATCAACTAGTTGTCTTAATAAACTTGTAGCTGATTTAGCTAATCCACCTATCATATGAATCAAACCAAATCCATAAAATCCTATACCTGGCAAATATTGATAATGAACAAAGTGAGAACGTCTTTGTTTTTGTGCATCATCTTCGTAATAGTTTCTTCTAATACTTAATATTGTTCCAGTGCCATAATCTATAGTTACAACATAAGGTAACTGAATACCTGTTTGCTCTCCATTGACAACATCTTCAAATCCTGGCAAATCAAGATTAACTTGCATTTCAAGCAAGGTATGACGTTGATCGTATCTATCACCAACATTTTCACCAGTTAATTCATTATATTTTTCTTGAATATCAGAATATGAATTAGTAGCATCAGGTAATTCAATATCTCTATAAAAACCATTAACCTGCATTTTTCGTATATCATTAAAAGATTTACGCATAACATGAGTAGCACGTTCACAAGTTTCTAAATCACTTGCACCATAATTAACCACTACATCTTCTGATGGAACAAATATCCCACTTGGTCTACCAAGATTAGGATCATAATAAACTTTTCTAAATGCAGAACCTGCTAAAGGCAAAGAAAATAATAATTTTTCTGTTTCTGTTCTATATTCTGACATTTCATAAGTCAGTAAATAGTTCATGTAATCTTGTACTCTTTCAGCTTGTTTAGTTTTGTCTTCTGTTATTTTGCCTACAATCTTAGTCTTAACTGGACCACCAGCAGGAAATATTTCAGATATAGCTTGAGATTGAAATCTAATTACTGCCTCAGAGAGCATAGGATGAAACACACCACAAGCTCCATTCCAAGGTTGAGTTCTTTCTTCAATCTTTAAACCAAGTTGATCTAGACCCTTTGTGTAGGTATCTTCCCATTCTTTACGAGAGTCTTTATCATTTTGAAATGCAGCAACAAGTTCAGAACCTATTCTTTCTAAATCAGTATCATCTAAAACTTCAGCTAAATTATCACCAAAGTCTGATGCAGGTCTATCTCCTTGTGGATCAAAATCAATTAGCATACCTCCATCTTCAGTCTCTATTGCAACTGAATCAGGATTTTCTATAGCAATACTAATTTCTTCTGGCTCTTGTTCTATTAAACCTTCTACAGGTGTAGCAGGTGTTCTTTCTATTGCCAATATAAACTCCTAGTAGTAATCAGCGACTTTGTTTGGTTCTAATTCTTCTTCCTCTTCATCTGAGTGTAAAGGAACAAAACCGCCTTGTCTAAATCTTAACAGAGCTTGCGTACTGCTATCAACTAAATCATCATGTTCCGCATTTGGGAAAGCTGCAAACTCTTCTATAACTTCTTCCGCCCATCTGGTTTGAGGTGCCCATACAATCCCTGATGCAAATAGATCAGATACTGCATTGACTCTTGATATTTTATCGTTACCTCTACTAGGCGTATATTCTTGAACTGGTATGCCCATTTGCCTTAATTCAAATATTAAAGGCATCCCTGCTGCTTTTGCCTCAACAATAAAAGCATCAGGCTTATAGGCATTGTATTTCTCCATAGCAAGTTTTTTTAACTCTGGAAATTCTAATCTCTCTTTGTGTGCATCTAATAAAATAACATTAGGTGCATATTGTCCATCTTCTTCAGACTCTTTATAAAAAACACCCCAAGTGGTACACGCTGAATAGTCTGCCCTTTCTGATTTTAAAAATGCTGTGTCCCAAGATTGAATGATAAATTCACATTCAGGAGGTTCTTGGTATTCCCATTCTTGCCACCATTCTCTTTTTACTAATGCTCCTTCTTCAGCAGTAGGGTCTTGCTGATATTGAGCCATCCATTTAGAGGAGGGTAATTCTGCTCTTAGAGCTTCTAACTCTTCTAGTTTCCAGAACTCAGACCATAGAGGAAAACCCGAAGGTAAAATTGCAGGAAGTTCTATAACTTCCCACTGGTCTGAACCACCTCTTTTGACACTAGCATCTATTATTTGACCTGTAAGGTCTTTCTGATGCCATCTTGTCATAACTACGACAATAGAGCCGTTAGGTTGTAAACGCTGACGAGGACCTGATGTGTACCACTCGTAGGTTCGGTTAAAAACATTTATATCAGAACTAGCACCCTCTTGTTCGCTGTGAGGATCATCAATGATGAGCAGGTCAGCACCCTTACCAGTAACAGCACCACCTACACCGATAGCGAAATATTCACCACCTTTGTTAGTGTTCCAACGTCCTGCTGCTTTAGAGTCAGCCTGCAAACTGACATTTGGAAATATTTTTTTATAGTCTTTACTGTTTACAAGGTTTCTGACCTTTCGCCCAAATCCTACAGCTAACTCAGCAGTGTGAGCAGTCTGTATAATCTTTTTGTCTGGGTATCTTCCTAAGAACCATGCAGGCAATAGGTAAGATGCAAATTCAGATTTAGTATGACGAGGAGGCATATTAATGATTAAACGCTTGAGTTCACCATTGGCAACTTTTTCAAACGCTTCCGCCATGATCTCATGGTGTTTACCATGAATAAAAGCAGACCACATCTCATAAACAAACTTCAAATAGTGGTCGGTACAAGCCTCCCTAGCTTTCGCCTCATCTAATTCCTCTAAGAGACTAAGCAACTCTTGTTTGTCTTCAAGTGATAAATTCTGAATCTTTGATAAAACTTGTGAGTTCATATATCTAGTATATACCTACTAATCTATATACCAAATTAAAAATCTTATCTAGTTCCTATAGTAGGTACATACGAGTTGTATTCACTAGATGTCTGGTATGTACTAGGTATATGTATCTACAGATCATACAATATTGCAGGTCTTCACAAAAAAAGTCAACATATTTATGAAAAAAAATATGGGGGGGGTATGGGACCCAACTTTTTTCTACAAAAATAGGGGGTAGGGGTCTAATATCTACCTGCTAGCAAAATGCAATTAGTAGTAGACTGAGAAAATAGGTATATGAATGTGCAAATCACTATGTATGTATGTCCTGCGACTGACAGGTACATACGGGGGGGTGGGGGTCTGGCTATAGTGGTGTCAAAATAGGGTGGTGTTTACCCCTCCTTATCTAATAACCTACTGATCTTTTCCTCTATGTCTTGTTCTATGTCTATGCTGTCTCTTGTTTCCTTTTGCTCAGTAACGTCTGTGAACATAGCTACGCTCTTCCCTAGTAACTCTAATGCTCTAATGCGTGCTGAATCACTATCAGACTCTCTGGACTCTTTATATAACTGTTCTATGACATAGTTCCTTGTCCTAA